TTCCATATGTAAATAAAAATCACCATATTTACACATATTTCTAATCCATAACCATAAGTTAAATTCGATATTTAAAACATCATAGAATAAGTTATAAAGAATACGTTGAACGTTTTCATCAGCACTTCTAATCTGTAATACCTCTCCAGCCTCATTTTTTAATGTAGATTCATCAGCAATAATATCTAATGCTGAAGCGATAATTGATTCTGTATCCATTGCTTCGTAGTCAGTATATAACTGAATACGCAATGTTTGATAGTTCATTGTTGGGTTGTACGGCATGTTAGCTCCGTATCTATGCAACTTAGTAAATCTATCTATTAATGCGTTTGTCTTTACGTTACCGTAGGCTTGGATTCTATCAACGTCTATAGTTTTTAATTGATTACCACCAACATTTCTGATGATGACATCTGTACTGAATAAACGTGTAAGCCTACCAAACAAACCTGGTTGTTGTTCTGCCATTATTTTGTTTTATTGTATCAATAAATATTTATCACCCTAACACCCATGTTATATCTTCGAACTGTCCATGACCATTATCAACCATAAATGGGTTTTGAGCACCACCAGATAATGTAGGTCCTGTATAACCATATGTTGTTCTGGTAATGTTTGAGACCATTGCTCTATTCAAATCCATTCCTTGTTCATAGAATTTCATTGCTGTATCACGAGTAAATAATCCCATTCCTAATGCCATTACCAAGTCATCATTATATCCGTTTTGAGCTTGTGCTTTACCATGTTGCCATATAAACACACGTAGCTCTTCTAATAAACGTTTTGAGTGAAAGGTGAATACTTTCTCCCGAATATACGACTCCATTTTTGAGATAACAAGTGGTCTTGTTTTTGCTGATGTAGTGAATCCAGGGACGGTTTGATCCTTATCCATTTTATCCATCCATTTATCCATTTGCATTTCACCATAAGCACGAGGTGAATAATATAATTTAGGATATCCTTTTTCTATAATCGTATTAACGACATCCCAACCGATATTAGCATTTTCAACCACAAGTAAAGCATTATTATACTCAGTAGCAACAGACACAAGCATGTTCCCAAAAGTACGAGTATCAACTTGGGATTTGTATTCTGCCACTTGTTCACACGTTGTAGCATCGATGATATGGAATGCCGAATAGTCCGAACCATCGCCACGAGCAACGTCGGCACATACCAAATACTGCTTAGTATAATCAGGGTAAGCCCAGATCCAAAAATCACCACCCATAAAACGGCGTTCAACAGGCTCTTGTATAAAAGTTTCTTCATAAAATGATAATAAATCAGGTTCAATTACTGAGTTACCAGAACCTAAGAAGTCACAGTCATACTCTTGAGCGAACTCACGAGGTGACATATTTGCTCTTTCTGTTATTTCCCAATCACCAGTTCTATCAGGGTGTAAATCCCATTTTAGTTTGATTGCTTTAAAGTCATTTCTTCCAATCTCGGCTTCAGTATACATCTTATGAAACCAGTTACCAACACCATTAGGAGATGATAATGCAATAATTCCTCCACCAGTTGCAATAGTAGGTTTAATACTTGTATAGATTTTATCAATTCCTTCAATGAATGCAGCCTCATCTATAAGCAGTAACGAAACTGCGTAAGATCTACCTGCATCTGATGCAGCTGATGTAGCAACAATCTGAGAGTTATTGGCTAATTTTAATGATAGTTTGTTATCGGATAATGGTTTTTGATTACCTCTTAGCCAAGAAGGTAAGTTATTATACATAAACTGTACTTTATCCACCATTCCTTTAGCTGTTTCTTGCTTTGTCGCAATACACAACACGGTTTTATCCTTATTAAATAGCATTGTCCATAAAGCAAAACCAGCTGATAATGTTGAGATACCTAGCTGTCTTGATTTATTGATAATACAAAACCTGTTACTTCTAAAATCATTTAAAACATCCTCTTGGAATGGATATAGATGAAATAGAACTCTACCTTTGATTGGGTGAGTAATGTAGCAGTATTTGCGGAAAAAATGGACAGGATCTGTGGCACATTTAATGTATTCCTGTTTGATTATTTCTTTAATATTCGCTTGACTCATGTATATAAATATATAAAAAAGGCCCGTCCTTGCGGACAGGCCTAGTTATGTATGGGTAGTGAAGATTTATTTACTATTTATTGCATTTATAGCTTTACCTAGAAGATCTTCTAAGGTTTTAATTTCACTATCACTAAGAAGTTTATTATTTTTTAATGTTGTCAATTCTACGTTAGCTTGGAAAAAGGCTTCTGCTGCTTTTTCTTTTCTTTTATCATCTAAAGGGGCAGAGGATGACTTACCAGGAACAGGAGGCATTTGAGGTTTTTGGCCAGGTACTGGTGGCATTGCTGGTGCCGCTTCAGTAAGAATACCAGCTAATTGCTGCATTCTTGTAGTTTCGTTGATTTGCTGTTTCATGATAATAAATATATAAAGAAGGCCCATTCTTGCGAATAGGCCTAATTATGTGGGGGCGTGGGGTCGTTATTTTACTAACATCAAGTAAGCTAATCCACCAATAATAACATAGCTTCCTATGCGTTGGAATTTAGATTTTACTTTTAACTTGTTGTATTGTAATTCTAGTTTTTGATATTGTCCTTCCCATCCTGTAATTTCTTTATCTTTATTCAGGATAATATTTTTGTAGTTAAGTTCTTTATTAGCATATTTTCCAATAACACTATCTTTAACAGTTACTTTTGCTTCCAGTGTATTGATAGAGCTATCTTTAAGTACAATGATTTGTTTAGCACCATCTAATTCTACTAAATCCTTAGCAGCGCTAACTAATACTGGTTGTGCTACTAATAATGGGTTAGTAATTGTATCTGCTGGGTAACGATTGTTAAATGAGCTTACTAGTTCAGGATTAGAAAAATCATCAATGTTGTTTTTTTCTACTTCAATATACTCAACAATAGTTTTAACTTTAGCTTTTTGATGATCTACTTTATATTGTAATTCAACAGCTACTAAATCTAAAGAATCAATTTCAGCATCATCTTTAGCAATTTCAGCAAATAATGAATCATTTACCTTGTGTAGACTATCCATTTGAGATAAAAATGCTTTATGCTCAACATTGTTGTTACATTTTTCGAATAATACACTACCGATTAATATTGCTGTTACAGCAAATAAAACAATTGGTAAAACTTTTTTCATATATTTTTATTTTTTTATTCCTGCGTAAAATTGCATTCTGCCTTTTGTCCATTCATCTAATGGTTCTTCTGTTTCTACATCTTCAATATCGATAGGCTCATATTTTTTACCTGTAGCCTTTTCTTGACGTTGTTGTAAGTATTTAGAAGAAGCAACTGCGTCAGCGATACGTTTTTCTAATGATGCTTTTAAATCACGTAAACGTTGTAGTTCATCTGATGGTCTATCACCAATATCGCCAGCAACACCTTTTGATTTCTTTAATTTTAAAATGTTAGATTTAGTAGAAGCTAAACGATTTTCTAAATCAGAAACTTTCATAAACGCTTCATAATCTTCATCTGACATTTGAGCAGCAGATCCGTCTGCTTTTTCGATATCACCAATTTCTGGTTCTTCATCTCCGGCAGCAGCAGCTTTAGCAAACGTAGCATCAACTTCAGCATCGGTCATATCACCTTGAATGAAATCAAATTCATCATCAGTAGCAGCAGCAGATGGTTCACTAGCTGGACGATTTAGACGTGGAGCTGCTTGTCCTCCTGATTGTACAATTGCGCCAGCAGCAACAAGTTCCATAAAATCAGCATTGATTGGATTTTGTTTGTTGTATCCTAATTCACCAGCTACATCAATTTTTGACATTGGTTCTTCTGTAGCTTGCATTGCTGTAATGATTCTATTTTTCTTACCAGAAAAATCAGCAGCGTTAACATCAGGAGCTAATTCATAGCGTACCGCTACGTTAGCTAATTCTTCTAATTCATTTTCAGATACTACTGATGTTCTACCAGAAGATAAGTCTGATTTTTTGGCATTTAATGCTGCTATTTGTTTATTAATAGCATTTAATTCTGCATCTTTAGCTGCTTTCTCTTGTGGAGAAATTTCAGCTTCACTTACCACATCTTTAATGGCAGTACGTATAATTTCTTGTAGTTCTGATAATTTCATTTGGTTATTGTTATGCATATAAATATTATAGATTTTGTAAAATTGTAGCAATGCGCTCTTCTGTTGTACCTTTGATATATACTAGTTTCTTAGGTTTATATTCTTCTAACGATTCACGAATAGCCCAATCGATTTTATCACGATATTCAGCATCAATAGTACGTACACCATTATCTTCAATAGGTACTCCTTCAGGCGATACATAAAACACAACATCATATTGTTCACGAAGCATCATAGCAGCTTCAACAAATGAACGTTTAGCAAACCAATCAATAGATTTTGCTGAAAATGTAAATGCACATACATCCCATATTGTTCTGTCTGTGATTATATTTGGATATAATAATTCAGTAGCACGTTCTGCTAAAAATACAAATTGACCATTTAATGTAGAATCAGTATTCAGTGGAATACCTAAATCACGTAAGTATTTACTACGTTCAGTATGTACACTGTGGTCTTTAAATTGATCTAATTCACCTAATGCTTTTGCTAATGTAGTTTTACCTACACTCATTGTACCTGCTAATCCTATTCTCATTTGTTTCGTTCGTTTATTTTTTTCATTTGACGTGCTGTCTTCTTTTCCTGCTTAGCTTGCTTTATTTGTTGCTTAATAGCTTTTTCAGCACCTGCCTTATACTTGATATCGACACTAATAGGTCCATTTCTGAACTTATCAGTGTCAAATGACCAAGTTTCTATTGTTAATTCGTCCTCGTATACTCGTTGATATTTCATACGTTGAATGTACGATATTTACTTTGACTATACTCTAGCGCCTGCTGCTTTACCAGCTGCTGTTTTATAGAACGGAACGCCGTTATTATCTTTTTTAATATTATCAAACTGTTCTTTAGTAAATTTAACTCCGAATACATAATATTCAGCTGCGCGTTTATTACCTTGTGGTAAATAAGCCGGACCATCAAAATTATGCATTTTACCATCTAAATAGTATACTATTGTTCCGTCTTTTGTTTTTAGTTTTTTAGTTTCTGACATTTTTATTTTATTAAAGATTCTGCAATATAAATTCCGTGTGCACCTGATACTGTAATACCTCTAGCTGATAGAGCATCACCAGCAAAGTGTACATTTGGATATTCTGTTAATGATAAGTCATCATAATTTACTAATGGTTCA